CTCTTTGCCGTTAGACAGCAGTCTGAACACACCGCCCTTGATAGAGACGCGCTTCATGCCACCGCCAGAACCTGCACCGCCAGCCAAGGCTAGCGTGGTTGCTGACAGGACTGCATTCTTAGCGAATGCAGGGACGTTTGAGGGGTTGAACATTGCAATTTTGCTCATTTGATTTCCATTTAAGTTGGTTTGCGTACAGAGATATCGAACTCAGATGTGGAGTTCAAGCCGGGCGGTACGACCCCGGGGTTTTCTTCCAAGAACTGTGACATGTTGGCTTGCGCGATGCGCTTCTCCAAAAGCTCGACGGCTTCATGCTGAAGCACAAACTTCTTAAACTCGTCCCAGTCTTGTGTGTAGTAGCGAGTCTTCACGGACATAACTGCCGTGCCCTCGGTAGTGCGAACTGATGTGACGCCCATCGCCTTCATCTGTTCCTTAATCGCGTTCTTGACCTCTTCCTGTTGCGCCTTGAGCACTTCCGCTTGGGTGTCGTACTCTTGGGTCAGCGCGGTCATACGCGTGCGTAGCTTGCGGTAAATTTTTACCAGCTTATCTAACGGTACTGCTTCTTCTTCCATTTCTTCTCCTGTGTGTTTATTTGTCTAAGGTTGGACAGTTTACATGTAATTTCTAGCGTTGCAACCCCCTTTCATGATTTAATTTCAGTTTCGAACATGTCGGTCAGTAGTAAGTTATCACTAACTTTCCCTGCCAACGCATTAAACATTTGCTTCTCAATTGCACTACCTTGAATGTGAATCACGGTAACTTTGTCTGAGTCTTGCCCCTTGCGGTCAGCACGCGCACAACATTGGATGTACTGCTCAACAGACATGAGCGGCCCATAAAACACCACAGTATCAGCGGCTGTCAAGGTAATACCGTGGGCTGTTGCTTGCGGTTGCATGACCAACACTCTAGGGTCAGCCTCAGATTGAAAGCGGTGGATGATTTGACCACGCTTGCTTGGCGTCACGTCTCCGTGGATGCACTCATTGACAACGCCCTTCTTGGTGAGGTAGTTGCTGATGGTGTCGATGGTGCTACGGAACAGCGCAAAGATGAGGACCTTGCGGTTCGTCTCTTCCAAGATTTCCTCCAGTACCGCAAGCCTAGGCGCTGAGTCAAACTCCACCACTTCCTTGTCATCTGTGTAAGCTGCACCACAACTGATCTGCAATAGCTTGGATACGCCAGCCGCGGCATTGACCGCTGTGATGGTCTCCCCTGCCGCTTGCACAAGCATGCGCTCTTTGAGGAGGTTGTAGTATTTGGCTTGCTGCGGAGTTAGCGCAACCTCACGAGTCATTGTGATAACTGGGGGCAAGTCTAAGCACTGTTCTTTGGTAAAGCGTATTGCCGGCTGTAACGCTTCATACACTTTATCCTTGGCATCAGCTTTTGGCGCCCACTTGAACATCGTCACCTTGTTCATAACCTGATCGCGCCATGCTGTGAAGAACTTGGGGACACCATCTGGGTTAACTAATTTAGCCAAGCCGTACGCGTCGACAGGCGACTGCGATGCAGGAGTACCGGTCATCATCCACAGGTATGTGTTGGGGGTCAGGATGGAGTTGAGTGCTTTCCATCTGCGTGTGGTAATGGTTTTGTATGCGTTGGCTTCATCCACAATCACAAGATCAAACCGGCCATCGTTACGCACTTCGTCAGCAATAAGGTTCAAGCCCTCGTAGTTGGCAATCACAATCTCGTAATCATGCTGAATCATCTCGATACGGCGACTAGCTTGCGGATGGTGTGCGATAACTGCCGAGCGGTGAATGATGCTGTTGTTAATGTCCCCCATCCATGCGCTGTGCATGATTGACAAAGGGCACAGAATAAGAACCCTGCGCACCTTACCTAGTTTCATCAAGTAATCAGCCGCCCAGAGGGCAGATAGCGTCTTGCCTGTGCCGGGCTCAGAGAACACGAATGCTCTGCGATACAGCGTAAGGAACGAAGCTGTCTCAATCTGGTGAGCCATAGGTTTGTAACGACCCGGCCAGTCGTAGCGCCTAGTAATAGGCGATGGTACGTTTTTAACACCTAGGTTACGCAGCACTCGCGCTTCATCAAGCCCCCAATACACCGCCACGTCGTAGCCACCATCCATGCGCTCGACGATTTTGTGTTTAGGTATGACTTTGTATTTGTGCGGGTTCCTTGTGCGTAAGACTAGTGCTTTGTCTTCTATGATTTCCATTGCTTCTCCAAGCTTTATTTTCCGTTGTCGCTTTGGTTAGCGCTCTTGTTACGGAGGCGGGTGTTGCCTGCTGTTGACTTGCCTCCAGCACGCAGGGGTTTGATGTGGTCAATGTCTTTGTCTGAACGATTGATGCCTTCTTTGTCGTACTTGCGCCGTGCTTTCTGACGTTCAATCTGGTCAGCCGTCTCGCCTGTTTTCTTTTGCAGTTTGTATGCGTGTTTGTAGTCACGCTTGCCGTTTACTTGTGTCATTACTTCCTCCTAGTGCTTAGGATTGAACTCGCATCCGGTGACCTGACACCATCCGCAAAGTGGGGTTTGATTGGGGTTCCATACATCGTTCTCAAAGCATGCTTCAAGACGCGCAGTACGCTCACGATACTTCCACCAAAAGGCTTCAGCTTGCTCTCGTTGCATCTGCATCTTGACCATATCATTTTTAACAATGAACAGCAACGCTGAGTTGACCTTGCGGATGTGGGGGAAGTGTTCGAAGACCATGAGTGACATCAATACAAGCTGATCCCGATCTGGGTACTTGTTGTTGCCGGTCTTCCAGTCTCCCACCCACGCCGTAAGGTTCTCATCGTCAACGATTAGGATGTCGGCAATGCCTCGAACCCAAACGTCAGGGGACTTCCAGCCCGTGGGCTTTAAGTCCGCCGTCAATGCCATCTCATACTCAGCGAGAGCTCTACCTGATTTACCCAGCATGGCGTCCACTACAGGCTTGAACTGCGCATACTCAGCAGGGATTGGTGTTTTGTCCCTGATGTAGTCCTCGATAGCCTTATGCACCTGATTGCCATACCGCGTGGCTTCGGTCTCTTGGAAGGGGTACTTCTTTAAAACCTTGACTTCGTGATACCTGCGCTGGCAACCTTCAAAATCTTTGAGGCTGCTGTGTGACCATGCTGGTTTTTTCATTTGAGTGTCTCGATGCAACGAATGACTGCGCGTCCTACATGGCCAAAGTATCCGCCACACAAAGAGTCGCCGCTACGCGACTCACAAGAAATCTCGCCCCCGTGAGGGCAATCATCGTTGTGCAGAGGAAATGTTCCATGCTCACTGTTTGGGTACGGCTTGATGGCCACCGCACGCCATTTAAGAATCTCAATCTCACCGTCAATATTAGTTGTTATCTCTTGAATCATTCGAACCTCGCTGTGTTAATGGCTTCTGTTAATCGGTTGGCAAACTTGGTGACAAACGCTTCGTTGGAGTTGAGCCTGTGTTCGCCCATGTCCTTGAGAATTGTGTGCACCATTTCATGCCAAAACGTATCTGCGATCTCTTCGGGCTTAAACTTTCTGCCCGTGATGTTACTCGTTCGACCTAGTTGAATAAGGCGGTCATCGTAATGAACACGCCCCATGTCACGCTTGTCAAGCATGGCTTCGACTACTTCGACTGAGTACCACCTACGACCTACTCTTATTTTTGTTGGTAACTTCAATATTGCTTCTCCTAGTTTTTAGCTAACCCATAACGACGGTGTGCGCCACCGTCAGCGTCCAATGGAATGCCCGGCATATAAGGCGGCTCCATAGTCATTTGAGCCAAGACCCAAGTCTTAGCTTCTTGCACCTCTGCATCAGCAACCACGACGATCTGCTCGTCATGTACTGTTCCCGCCACAAAGTATCTCTTTGCAGTTCGTACCATACCATCTGTCATTACGCATCTCGCTACGCCCTGCGTGACATTGTTGGTTATCTTGCCTGCATATATCTTAGTACGATTTTCGCCGTAAGTCCACTCAACCTGTTCTTTTTTTGTTTTCTCGTCTGTATGGCGCCTGATTTGTAGGTACGGATATAGCAGCTTCATGCCAGAAGGTAGCACGATCTCCCCCTTACGATACGTCAGACACTTGTGCGTATACTCCTTCCCCTTGTAAAGAGACTCGTGTATCAGCTCAGTCTGTAGGTTCCAGAAGTCCACCACAGGCGTGGCTGTCGCCCTGTACTTGTCGATGATGGCCTTGGCCGCTAGGCAGTGAATGACTAGCTCTCTTGTGGAACAGGTGTGCGGTATGGCCGTAAGCTTCTCAACGTTCACGTCCCAGTCAAGGAACTTTTCAGCCGTTTGTTGAGTGACCCCCAGCTTCTTTGCAAAGGCTAAGTCATATCGCTGTGGCGGAGCGCCGAGGAAGCCGACCAACAACTGCGACGCAAACGCCGCCCACCCGAGGCCGTAGCCACACCCGAGCAAAGCGCTTTTCGCAGACTGCCGTAAGTCTGGATGCGACTCCTTAGTAAGTCCGGGTATGTTAAACATCTGAGCACCGAACGCGGCGTAAGGGTCACCACCTGACCGAAAGATGTCGAGCATGTCTTCGTAATCCGAAAGCCACGCGAGTACTCGCGGTTCAATTTGCGAAAGATCCCCCACAACGAGTTGGTGTCCTTTGGGAGCCATAATCGCTTTGCGTAGGAACGAGCCTCGTTTGAGGTTTTGCATGTTGATGGCCGAGCCTTTGCTTGCTGTCCACCGGCCAGTCTGCGCACCATAGTACGAGAGAGGTACGGGTAGTGTGCCGCGTTGGCTAATGTCCAGAAACCGTTGCGCTCTGGTTCTTTCAGTGGTTGATTTAACCCGAAGACGCGCTTCACAAAGTAGGGCAACATCCTCACGTTCACCATTGAGTAGCGCTTGAAATAGGGCATCGTTTTTAGCAAGTGCGAGTGTTTCTTTGCCGGTTGTCTTACTTGTCTTGGTTGGCGGAACCACATTGAGTTTCGTAAGTAGTGCAGCAAACTGCGGGTTCGATGCCAGTGCAGTCTCTTCCACGCCGAGCTTTTGTAGTAGGGCTTCACGAGTTTCTTTCTCCTCTAGTATGGCGTCAGTTAGCATGTTGGGGTCAAGTTGCAAGCATGCACGGGTGTACATCTTCAGCGTCATGTCTATGAGTCGAAGCTCCTTCGGTGGATACCCTTTGACCAGTCGATCAAAGATTCTTTCGCATAGATGTACGTCGTGTTTGCAATAGTCTGCAAGCTCAGATTCCATGACCTCGTCCAGCTCGGCCACACCATTTGTCGAATACACGGCTGTCCCTTTGGCGGGAAGACCAAAATCGATTGCAAGTTTGGCGAGACTGTTGCCAACCTCAACGCCTCTGAGAGCTCGCGCCATTGATAGCGTGTCGAAGATGAAGGCTGGATGTGTATCGTAGACCCACTCCATAATGGATACATCGAACTGTGCGTTGTGCGCAAGCACTGCGGTTCGTCCCCAATCGA